TACTGCAATACATTAACTACATAAACAACAGACCACTAGGACATGTCAAATATGCATTAAATTAATTCCGCCAACAAGTTCTTTATATAACTATCTATTTATCAACGTATTGCAAAAGTGTGGTTTTTGCCGCTCAAAAGTGTGGTTTTTATGTTGCAAAAGTATGGTTTTTACCTTGCAAAAGAACCGTTTTTGCAAATTTTTACCTTAACTAACTGAACCTCAATACATTACGTCTCTCAAACACCTCTCGTTCTTAAAAATTGTTCATAAATTATCACTACAAATATATAAATAATAGTCCGAATGATAGCAAGAATAATAATAAAAAATTAGCAGGACACTTATAAAAATGCCCTGCTTCTGATGTTACAAATGCTGTCTCTTTAGTCTAATTAATTCTTCGACCAGTTCTAAAATCTGCTTATCGCATCTTTCTATTATCCCCTTTAAATCTTCAATAATCTGTTTTCTTTCACTTTCTGTCATACCTGTATTTTTATTGTTGTTGCTTAAGTGCTTCAATTTCAGCCATCAATTTTTGCACCTCTGCTTCTTTCTCTGCAATTAACTTTCTTTCGTACTCAACCTTTACAACTTCATATTCCGCTGTCGCCCACTCTGCTAATAACTTCATATCAGCAGGCGTAAAATTACTGAACTTGATGCGTTGCTTTATTTCCTCTACATCTTTAACAGTACTGCCATTAATGAAGTTACGCAAAGCAGTATTTAACTTATTTTCGTCCAGCATATCAAGTTCTTGCAATGTCTTTTTCACCTTTGCTGTTGGCTCGGTGTACTTCTCCACATAGGCTGCAACATATTCTTTGTACTTCTTGGCTGCTTTCACGGTCAAGTTTTCGATTACTTGTTCTTTGGTCAGTGCTACATTTGCTACACCAGCTACCTGTTGTACTTCTTTGAACTCCATAAGTTTTTGATTAACGTCTGCTCCTAAACAGACTTTTAAATTATGTCTCAAAACTATTTCCAAGACGATGCAAAGGTAGATAGCATTTCAGATAGTTGCAAGAATATCAAGCACGCCAACTACACACTGTGTAAAAATGATAAAAAAAAGAGGACATTTAATTTGTCCCCTTACCTTGTATTTTTTCTTTAATTTCTTCCTTAACCTTCGCTACTTTTTTGCTCCTATATTCGGTGTTTTTTATAAATGTCTTGTTACTGCCACACTGGGAATTAAATTTCCGCCAATACACTATTTTTTCCAATTGCTTATGTACTTCTTTTATCACTTGCTTTTTGCCTTCCACAACTACTTCGACATTGTACCTATACCCTAACTCGTCCAGTACTTGATAGGCTATACCATGATATAACTGCACTGCTTTCGTTTTACTGATACCTTCTATATCCATCAACTTGCTAACAAATACATCTTGCAAGCTCATTATTTTTTCTTCTATTTCGGCTGTCATTCTCTTTATAGCAGTGGTTCTATTTATTTCGAAATATTCCAGCTTGTTTAGTGCATCTATAATTTTACCTGCATCACTGTCGGCTACATCAGCTTTAAAATATTTACCGTTCTCGCCTTGCATTTCCAGCATCAGACCAAAAGTAGTAATATTATTAGTCTCTTTGATTAAGTTGTTAAAAATTTTTGTTTTCATCTTCTTTTAAGCTGTTTGGTTAATATATATTTTTCTTCCATCACTCACTGACAGAAGGACAGCAAAGGTAATAATATTTTCAAACACTACCAAAGAAAAGAATAAAAAAAGTGGCAAGCAAGTACACATTATTATATATATATACCTGCTCCCACATTCATAGTTACTTCAAAGTTCATTCAGGGATTGAACGACAAGTAACATTATATATCGTTAAACTTTATACTGCTGTCTTTTTTCGATTCACCTTTTATTTTGCTATCTATCTTACTGTCAAGCACTTTTATCTTATTGTTAAAGTATAATGTAACACCGAATATCCCACCGCTAAAAGTTAATGCTTCCGACAAGTAAATAAGTACAGAACTTTCGATGGCGTATAATGTAAAAAAGCTAATATACGACATCACAGCACCACTTAATATCATGAATATAGCACTTCCATAACTAATCCAATCTTTCACATTCTTTGACATAGTCTAATACCTCCTTTCTTTACTGTGTTATTATCCTGTGCATTGGTAATGTCTGTATATTACCATTGCGAAATACATAAATAGTTATCGTTTGTATCTTTTTGTTAAGTTCTATTGCATAACCTGTACCACTTGTACCGCCGAAATTACCCTCAAACATCGGCAAAGCTGCTGCATATACGCCACTTACTACTGTATTATCGTTACTTGCTCTTGCTCTTTTGAAGTATCTACCGCTATTTTCTTCTACTTGTTGCCTACTCCACCCAGTATCAGCTATATAATTACCGCCTATTTTAGCTCCAGTGTATAAGTAAATATCCTCACTGTATGGCTTATTAAATGTAAAGTACTTATCAAACACGGCATCACTTGGGTTTTCCAAGACTACAGTACCTACTTCACCTATATAACAAACTTCAAGAGGGCTAAAGCTACTTGCTGTAATATTTTCAGCTTTAATACCATCTGGGCTTAAGTTCAAAGTATTATTTCCTGCATTGTCATAAAATTTCAGTATCGCTTGTCCTTTCGTGTCAATACCAAATTCAATATTTTTTGCTACTGCACCAAATACTGACATCATGCTACCTGTCAAGTCAATATAACCTGCGCCATTATTACGTGTCTTGAACTTTAAGCCTTGTATAGCACCCTCACTATCTACACTTGCTACTATATTGTTCTGTTGGTCTAGGAAGTTGAACCTGTTAGACTTTGCATTAATCGTCATATCAGCACCGTTAATATATATGCCAGCTTTCTCTATGCTCTCTACAATATCTGGGTCTTTCCAGCCAGTTACTACTCCACCTTCTTCTAATTGAATCTCACTAATATATGCTTCACCATTTCTGTTTAAACCAATAAATACATCTAACCACTCGTACCCTTCCTCTATGTCGAATGTGTAAGAATAAAGTACACGTTCCCCTGTATCATTTTTAGGTACTATATCAAAGTATTTTTGCTTAGGTTTAGCAAAAAGCACAGAATTATCATACCTTACCTCAATATATAATTCTGCATCTCTGTCGTAAATATCTGCATAAAAAGATATTGTGTAAGTTCTACTATCATGAACTCTAATTTTAGGAAATCTGCACCCATTCCATTCGTTATTTGCTGCACTATTTCTTACAATAGAAAGCACCCTAATATCTTTATTCTTACTGATAGCTACATACTCTGGCTTTTGCAGAATTAATAAATCTAAATCTCTTAACGATGCTCCTTTTAGTAAATTAACACCTCCACTAACCGACTTTTCAACTTCTAACTTAATATCTTTTGCTGTCTGTTCAATAGTGCTTATTCGTCTCTCTATACCTTCTTTATCTGACTTTCCCTGTTCAATAATACTTTCAAACTTTCTATCATTGATACTAAAGCGAGAGTTATTCCATTTCTGCGCATCTACTATAAATTCAACTACCGCACTTCGTTTATATTCTTTATACGCTACTTCTATTACTGTGCTACCACTCCATTTATCTGGCGTAATACTAAGAAATTTAATTTTATTACCTCCACTAACAGCAACAGTACAATTTATGCTTGATAGTATCTTTACATTGTCGGGTAATACTTCTGTGTCTCCAACAAATAATTTAATCTTACCTTCATTTGCTGCAATACCTTCTATTCTACCTTCAATGTCAGTATTAAACACAAAAGTAGAAGGTGTAATAACTAACGATACTGGGCTTTTTCCATCTTTACCGTCTTCACCTTTGGCTGCTATGTCGCTTTTTTCGTATTTTTTTGTCGTATTATTCCAAACATACCAAAAGCCATCACTGCCTATATATGGTGTACCTGCTGATGTTGTATTTATCTTTTCTGCTACATATTCCTCAAGACTTTTTCCATTACTAACGCTGAACTCTCCTTTGAACTTATTACCACTCGCACTAATTACATTTATTTTGTGTTTTTCCAAGTCAAAGTTGTTAATTTCTGCATATTGAACGATACTCGGTGCTGTAACTGTCTTATCCAAAAAGCCAGTATTATAAGAACTCACAATAATAGCATTCTGTCTACTCTTGTCGTTATTATTACCCAACTGCACAATATTATCTCCCACCTCAGGTATGCTATTTGACAATGGAGACTTGATAGACTTTGATAACACTACAAAATGATAATTACCATCAGTACCGATACTCTGAACTTTACGCCAATAGAACTTATTAGCAGCATTATATGTTACACCTTCTGCTACATTCATAGTCTGGCACACTGCAAAATCATGTTCAGCAAAGCAATTTTCTATTTTCTTACCTTCTTGTTCATTTCTCCACAAGCATTTAAAGTCTCCATTATCCAGCACCTCTACTTTATCTATCTTTGCATTAGCTGGTGTTACTATTATCTGTCCTTGTGTTGCTTGTACTTCATCAATGCTTAACTTGAAAAAATGTGCTGCTCCTGTTACTGTCAAATTTCCAACATTAGCATTATCAGCGTTTATTTTCTCTGTATTAGCTACCTTTGATGTTATTGTGTCAGTATTTGCAGTAGTTGATGTAATATTATCAATTGTGCCTGTTGTTGATGTTAGGTTATTTGCTTTTACCTCTTTATAATATGAACTTTCACCTTCGATATTCTCAACTTTACCACTATCAGCCTTTATTTTCTTTACTTCTACACCCTTCGCACTAACATTATCTGCACTTATATTACCAACACCCACCATATCACCTTTTACATCTTCTGTACCATCAAAAAGCTGACCCCAAAGTAGATGTTGTTCTAATTTTCCTGTGCCATTTTTGTTTGTCATAGTCCCACCACCAGAAACATTACCTGTCCCAGTGGTGTTACTTGTTGTGTTTTTCTTTTTGCTGTATGATATTATTTCTATCATCGTCTTATATCTCCTTCATTACTACATTAACTGAATTATTTACTATATTCCTGCTTATCGACAAGATAGTAAAATGCTTCTTTAGTGTCTCGCTGTAATACTTGTTCTTGAAATCTATATTGCTACCATCTATAAAACTACACTCCATTACTACTTTAGGCTTGCTATACTCTTTATAATAAGCATCTATATAATGTTCTTCTGCTTTCGCCTTCTCATTAGTCGTTGCGTTGTAAAGTTGTGTTATTGGTAGCTTAGTATTATCATCAAAGACAGCATTTAGAAGTACTCCAGCATTTACACCTTTTACGAAGCATTCATTACTTGACAATTGTGTAACTAATTTAAAATCAGTCTCATAGTTATTTATAAACTTACCCACTTCTGCGCTGCTATATACCAAATCTTTGTCCTCTGTTAGATTTTTCTTTCCAAAGTCAGACACAATGTTACATTTAAAGTCTTTGATAATGATATTTTCTGTATGTGCTAAGATATATTTACTGCTTTCTGACCACTTAGTACTTCTCCAGAACAAAAAACCTCTCTTCGTTGCATTTACATCATTCCACATTAGCTGTACTGGTGATATTATTTTAAACTTCATCGTCCCACTTAGTGCATCACTATGTAGTATTGGTATTGCTGTACCTTCTACATCTAAATTCATCATGTAATCAACGGTATTTTGAATATCGAACTCATCACCTATTATATAATCACCGATTTTTGGATTAACGCCAAGCGAAAAGGTCTTTTTATAATATACTTCACCGTCTATCGTCTGCTTTAGCTCTGGTCTTTTTTTAATATCTTCCAGTGTCAGCCACTCAAATGTACTACTATTATCACCCTCTGTACCTATTCTCGTCTCAACACAGTATTTATCACCTACCTGTAGTTCACATTCTAAGATAGGCAATTTGCTAATCTTGTCGCTGTTATCATCAACACCAGAATATTGGAACTCATAGCCATGCGCACTTTTATCATCGGTCCATACTTGAATACCTGTACCACCAGCTAAATAAGTCGGCTTGTCAGTACTGTTTGTTGCTCTATAAAATTTTCTGGTGTAATATCTACCTTCTCTGTTATTATCTGACCTAACAAGATTAGTTCTTGCTTTATCTACTAGTGCTACTTTTCCTGTGTAATCTGGCATTAATGCTTTTTTACCTTCCGTCTTTTTAGCTCTAGATTTCAAAATCTTGTCAAAATAACACTCTCGTTCAGCATATAGAGTAGTACTCTCATAACAAATAGGCTGTAATAATATTTTTCCACTAAATACAAGATAATTAGTTGTGTCATCATCAACTGGGCTAAATACACCACCACTACTTTTACCTGTATATTCTATTATTCCTGCATTGTCTTTTAGGTATTTATCACTTGGAAAATGTCCTTCTTTGCTGTCATCTTCGTTACCATTGATACTAATATATAAATAATCGCTCATAGGTATTTTAGATACTATCCTATTGTCGGTTGCATTTTCTTGCTTCTTGATATTGCCTATCCTGAACATTGCTGGGGTTAGTGAATGTTCTTTTAGGTAACGAGCTGTATTTTGTTGCTCTACGTACTCACCTTGTTCATTCTTACTGTACATCAATTCAGCATCTTTCAATTTCCAGTTCGGGTGGTACATGTTTTGTAAGTACCAATCATAAGTCCCAGCTTTTTCATACTTCGTTGGTTTTCCTTTCACCATGTTATTAAAAGCATCATTAGCATCATCGCCACTACCTTCGCTAATATACTCTGTCATATATAGCTGTTTACTTTTAAAATGACTTACTGCATCGCTTAGTGGGTTATCAATCAGTGTATCTTGATTTTCGAGTGTACAATTAACGCTTATTTGATTATATACTTCACCAACACTAATACTGGTATCACTGTCTGCATAATGTTCAGCACTGATGGTAATATTACTGGGTATGAAGTTGTGTTTTTCTCCACTTACTATATCTACCCAAGCACTTCTACCGTCTTTTATGGTATCCCAATCAAATATATAGAAGTTCAGCCCCTCTTGTCGAATATGAAGATTAAGATATTGCAGCATTTCTTTCAATAAATCTTCGTTACTCCATACTCTATCAAAATCTTCACCCAGCAAATAAAGTTCTGATATTGCAAGGTCGTTAAAAATGCTACCTTCTTTTCCTTTTTCTACACCTTTCGACATGTCATAGAGTATTTTTGGTGCATTATTACCCTGTATATCCAAAGTATTAAATTCGCTGAACATACCTACTAACATATCTTTAAAATTAACCGACTTCGCATTATTCAGTACCTCATCGAATGTCTTTAGTGTAGTGTCTTTGTACTTATAATATTGCAAGGTACTCAAAGCATCAGTACAGTTAATACTAAATTCATCTGTTTGTGATACGAAAGGTTGGCTAAATGTGTTCGGCTCTACATATCCAGCAAAGATAATTTCTTCTCCTTTTCTGACATTGACCCTAATATTTCTGCTATTACCTGCATACAACTCACCGCCTAAGAAATTTTCTGTCAGCAAGTTAATTGTACATGATTTTCTTATTATCGTCTCAAATGTGCTGTCTATGTCCTCTTCAATAGTAATAGGTTCAGCACTAAAATAAATACCGTCTTGACCAATAATTACTTCTTTATTATCAGCTATACCATTATCTATCTGTACTGAATACCTAATATTATCTTTGTTACTAAATTCTCCTTTTAATATCATATTCTTTTACTATTTAATGCCAGTGAATTTACCTACCTTTGACTTTACCTTTGAGTAGTTAGACAGTGCAATATACAAATCACTTCCTTTCACTCTGACAGTACCTGCACTAACATTACCACCAGCAGTATTATTATCAAGAAGTCGAAATAGGTTGCTTTGCTGTGTTTTCGTCAGTATCATTTCACCGCTATTTACTCGTGCTATATTATTATCACCAACTACACTATTACCACTGAATATACCACCTTGACTAAAGCCTTTAATCTGGTCAATAGTTGTTGCCATTATCCCAATGCCGCTTGCTATAGCTGCTATCCAACCCCAAACGCCTAATTTAGACTCTTGAGCTGTCGCCTGTGCAAAGCCTAATACTATCTGACCAATTGCACTTAATATTAACCCTGCCTTAGCTGCTGCACTATCTTCACCTAATTGCGTTAATGCACTACCCATAGCTACCATACTTGCTGCCATCTTATCAGTATCACTTGCTTGCTTATTACTAAATAATAATGATAACGCCCTCGCATCGTCAAGAAAAGAACGTATACTACCATTACTGAACCTTTCAATAGCACTGTTTAAATCATCAATACTTTTCTTCTGCTCGGTATTGTCAAATGCTTTCTTTTTCAGTTCTATTAGTTGCTCAAGTGTTGCCGTGTCTAAGTCAAAGTCTATTGCTATCTCAAAGCTACTACCCTTCAAGTTATCTAACATCTTCTTAACTTCGTCTCTTATTGGCTTGACCCCTTTTTCGTTTACTTCTTTCAACTCATCTTGTGCCTTTGCTATACTCTTTGCTCTCTCTGCATTTAGCAATTGATAGGTTGATAGATACTTAGATGTTAGGTTATCAAGTTCTTGTGCTTTCTGTTCACTAAGTTGCTTTTCAAGTTCTAAATTTCCGTGTGCTTTCTTAGCAAGTTCAGCGTATTTATAGTTGATAGCTTCTATTTCTGCTGTTTTCTCATCTTCTATCTGCTGTTCACGCTGCGTATAGTAGTCATCATAGTAAGTAATACGGTCAAATAAGCCTTTACTCGTTAGGATAGCAACTTCATCAACTGCTTTTCTTTGTGCATCAAGTTCATTTTTTGCAATATCCCTGCTAGTCTTTTCGAGTTGGTTGCCGTTATTTAACAAAGTAGCCTTTAGTTGCTCTTGTTCCTGCTTCGCTTTTGTTGCACTATTATCCTTCTTAGGCTTTGCTACTTTTGGCTTCTTTACCTTCAGTTTTTTAGGTTTTGCTGCCTTTTGTGCTTCCTTTTTAATATCATCTTGCGCTTTTATTGCATAGTCTTCGGCTTCCTTTTTCTTGGTCGGGTCTGTTTCAAGTTTAGCCCTTTGTTGATAATAAGCTAATTTATCCTTTGCTGTTACTCGTCCTTGTCTTTCTTTGCTTTTAAAGTCATCATCAAGTTTTTGAAGGTCTGATTTTTTCTTATTTGCTGCATCTCTATTATTCTGTTGTTTTTGCTGCCACTTAACACCTTCCTTGTAATTTTCCTTTATGTTAATACCCTCTGCTGCTACTTTTTTTGCATTGCCTGCTAAACTTCCCCAGTTACCACTAAGTGCATCATTAATAACAGATGCCAATACTTTAAAAGGTGTAACAACAAACTTTAAGATACTATTACCAACACCAGCAGCAATTTGTTTAATTCTATCAAAAGCACCTCCTAAGTTGTTGAGTATAGGGAAAGTCTTAGTAAACCAACCAACTACTTCTTTCCAGTTCGATATTAAATAACCTATGGCACTGATTAATAGACCAATACCAATACTACTTAGAGCTATTCTTAACCCCTTCGATGCCATTGCTGCTGCCTTCTGTGCAATTGTCATACCCTTTGTAGCTTCTGTACCTGCTGTGGTTGCAACTGCATTGGCTTCTTGTGCGACTGTCTCTGACCCCTTCGCTACGGTATGTCCTTCTGTTGCTGTTATGTTACCTGTTATGGCTGCTGTATTATCACTAACACTTACACTATTTGCCTTTTCAGCTACTGCATTTGCTTCGATGGCTACACTATTTGCACTGACTACACCACTATTACTTGCAATAGCTGTACTGTTGGTACTTGTTGATGCTGCTACATTATTTTGCTCAACTCCAATTAATTGTAAAAGACTATGCCATGCTCTATATGTTCCCGTCGATTGGTCCATGAAGGTAGCCTGTAGAGTTTGAATGCCATTAAGTACTGACATAGCCCCTGCAAGTTGTGTTAATATTTCTTTTGTATTATCACTTTCAACACCAAACATTGCTAAAGCCCCAGCATAAGTCTGAAATATACTAACTCCACTACTTGCAATATTTAACGTACCAGCTAAGCCCCTTGTATCATTTGCAAAGTCTTTCACTACTGCACTGGCATCACCCATAGCATCTTTTATACTACCTGCTCTCGCCGCAAGTTCTTGAAATTTAGAGTTACTCGGGTCTACGCCATTCAAAAGCATTTTAGATAGCTCTGCTTGTATGCCTTTCAACTCTGCTTTGATATTACCACTGCTACTTTTGAAGGTGTTTTCGGTGCTGGCTACTTCTCCTTTAACTTTATCAATTATACTTTTAAACTGTTTATCGTCAAGTCTAATTTTCGTTACTAATTCTTGTGCCATATTCTTTTGCTTTTTCGATTAACCGCTTTTTATCCTCTTCTGTTGGTGCTATTGTGTCATTATCACTATCTACAACACTATCCCAGCTAAAAGGCATAAATTTTCTCGGGTCATCTGTTTTAATTCCTCCCATCACTTTCGCTGATATAAATGCTAACTGTCGGGTCTGTTCCCAGCCGTTTAAGTTCTTGTAATATAATTTCTGTATTAGTATATGCATTTCATAAAAACTCATCTTATCAAGTACATATTCTGGGTTTAGTCCACCTTGATATACCAAAATAGCAAATATATCAGCGATTTTTAGTTTTTTCCTGTATCTCCTTCTCGTTTAGCATTTTTATCTTGCATTTCTCTCTGTCGTTGTGTTTCAAGCTCCATAAATTTAGCATATTGAGAGAAAATAGAGGGGTTTTTATCTATTGCATCAAGTAGTTTATCAAATGTCAAGTCATTATCTTTGTTATCACCTGCAAGTATCAAGCAATAAAGAAATAAATATTGGTCGCTTAGTAATTTTAAACTAAACATTTCGCCTTTTACTTGCTCAAACATCATCATAGCACGTACACTATATTTCAAGTTATATTTTTTACCGTTAATTGTTATCGTTGTCATAGTATTTGTTGTTAGTTAAAAAAAATTCTGGCAATACACTCAACCTTCTAATAGATTAAATGTACTGCCTTATGTCATTATGTTGTCTACTCTATTGGATAGACTTTGTGTTATTTTTTATTATGTCCGAGCTGGTGTTGCTACCTTCTTAAGTTCTCCTGTACCTACAAATGATGCGCTGAATGTTGCATTATCTTCATTAGGTGCGCTTGCTTCCAGTGAGGTTAATATCACTTTACCACTATATGTCCCTGTCGTTGATGGTAACCAGCCACCCTTTGCTACTTCTGCTGCTTTATTTGCTGAATTTTTCTCCAATGCAAATACTGCGTCAATAGGTGTTTGTGCTGTCATCATATCAAACAAGTTCTCAAATGTTACACCCTCTCCATCATTACTAAAGAGGTTTTCTGTCTTTACTTCCCATGATATTTTACCAGCATTACTTGTTACCCACTTACCGCCACTATCTTTTGAAGTAGTTTCTGTGGTATCCATGCTGATAGTAAGTGAATGTGAAGTAGCGAAAGCGATTGACTTGCCATTGATAAACAGCATTAAATCACGTCCTTTAATTACATTTGCCATATCTTATATTATTTTATTCTTTTGTTTTTATTGTGTATGTGAGTAATTGTAGGAAGGTATCATCACTGTATCTTTCTTCACTACCCACTAATTCTATGTTATCTGCTATCTGTAATACATCTGATACAATAGATGCAATTTCCACTCCCCTGCTGTAATTATCTGTTGCAATAATAATACTAACGGTGCTATCAATATCAAATAACACTGCATCTTTATTACTGGCTGCTTGTGTACTTTCTCTCCTATACACTATGAAAGGAAATTTAGTGCCTTTATCAGCTACAAGTGGATATATTCTGTTATCTATTACGCCTTTTAATGTATCATCGCTAAGCAGTATTTTTCTAATTTCTTTCCCTGCATCAAAAAATCTCATGCCTACTTACTCTCCCATATTTTCTGTATCGTCTCTGAAAAAGTTGTATCTATGATGTCTTCTGCTTTAGATAAATTAGCATCAACAGCGTTAGAAAAGAAATTAGTACGTTTCATAGCACCTCTGTTGGCACCTTTTTTATTTTTTCTAATTACTGTACCACTCTGAAAGAACTTTAACCTAAAATCACCGAAAATATGTACTTTGAGTTCGTCTGTATTATCTTTTATTTTACTAACTTTGATGCCACTTTCTAAGCTCTTTCCATTCCAGTAGTTAGGTGATTTAGCTTTCTTTGTTACCTGTCTTAGGTTTGATTTTGCTGCTTTAACGATAACTTGTGCGCTCTTTCTCAAAGCAGTATTTTTAGCTTTTTTCTGTTCCTTTCCTGTGAGTGCTGCAAATTTCTCCGTTAGCTCTTCGATACCATTTATACTAATTGCTTCGTCCATTACTCGTTTATTTTTTCAGTTTCGATAATCTTTCTATTATTTGCTTTATCATCACTTACTGACAAGACACGATATTTGTTATTATTCCACATTATATTATCTGTGTACTCTTTAATATCAACATAACGCCAGACAGTAAAGGTAACACGAAAAGGATATATAACTTCATCATTTACTACTGTCCTATCACCTGCTTTGCTTACTACTTGTGCTTTGGTTGATGTAATAAATATATGAATGTCGTTAGTTGCGCCATCTTCACCTTGTATTATGTCAGTACGATAGATAGATATTTTTTCTGTTAATAGTCCTGCCCTCATTATTTCTATCCTCCTTTGTAATTTCTGAACATATCAAGCAGGTAGGTAAGAGTATAGGGTATTTCAGTGTTAGATGTAAAGGCGATAGGTTCACGATTACTGTATAAATGCCCAATAAATAATAACATAGCATGTACCAGTGGGGGCGGTATTTCTCCACCCTCACCAGACATAATATTATCAAATGTATTATCTATGTGCTTTTCTATTGCCTTTTCAGCCACCACCGCTAAATCACATAAGTACTCGTCATCGTCATGAAATGTTACATCAATATTTAGATGTTTCTTTATTTGGTCTAATTGCAAGTGCATGGCTTATCTATTTAAATGTTATACTGCAAAAGTACCGAATTGGAATGCTTCTGGACGTATCATAGTTGCATCAAAGTAAGCATTAACAACTAAGCGCACCATGCCTGTACTTGCCTTGCTGAATGGGTCTACTGTAATATCACTTATTTTCGTTATCAGTATATTTCTATACCGTTTAGACTATATCATATCCCCAATACTAATTTACTGGGGTTCTTTTATTTAGTCGTTGAACTCTATTAAATAGAGACGCTGATTTATTTTTTTAATATTTCCAGCGTTTTAGAAAAGATTTTCTTATTTTAATTCGGGTTTACTTAGCATTACTACCAAGCGACACTGATATACCAGTAGAAGTATATTAGTTAATGCCTCCGAACTGACCAATAGCCAAGTTACTAAAATCACCAACAATAAACTGCTTAGCTGCTACATTAGAAGTAGAGTAAACAGGTGTACCGTCAAGTGAACTATCAATATATGCTAATTGTGCTGTGCCTTTTGAGCCTTTCATCATATTTCTGAAAGATGCTTTAGCTGATGGCGATGCAATATAAGCAATATCACCAAGTACATTCTTTTCCTCTACCAATGCTTCAAGTGATACCAAGCCTTCAAAATCTGTTACCTTAGTAGGTGTTTTACCATTGAACATGCCTGCTGGACTACCTGCTGTCTTAGCTCCACTGCCAAGTATTGTAGACTCTATTTTTGAATTAATAGCATTGATTAAGTCCATTCTGATAGCATTTTCAACACCGATACTATCCTGTGCTAACAACATTTTAGAAATATCAACGAAAGCTGTTAATCTCTTTGGTGTCAATTGTACATTATCAAAAGCTGTATTACCTGCTACTTCTCCTACTTCACCTGCCCAGCCAACATTAGCTGCTGTCATGACTGGCAATTGTACGCTATTTGATAAGCCTGTATAGAATTTAGCACCAGCATTAAGTAATACGTTCTTTGCTCGTAATGGCTCAATTATGTCGTAAAGGTCAGTAGCTACAACATCTACTCCTTCGGTCGCTACACTAACAGCACGTTTTTCAGTTGGTAAGTAAATTTGACCAATTGTATTTAAACCAGCTTTACGCATTTCCTTCATACCAGCGTTATTTACTGCTGCTGTAACGTCATCAATATTCCTGTTCTCTGCTACCGCCTTGATAGCCTTCAATAGTGAAAATCTTTGCTTCATTGTGTGTCTTTGATTAATAAATTTGTGGTTACGTGTTTCCTCTTTTTCTTCTTCACCGTCCTGTTGCTCACTGGACTTTACCTGCTCTTCTTTTGTAGTTTCGGTGTCATCTTCCTCTACCTTGTCTACTTCCTCTTCTTCTGTATCGGTTGTAGTCTCTTCATCTTCGGGCAATTCGTCAGCCTTTGTATCTACTTCTTTGGTGTCGGTTGTTTCTTTTTCTACTTCCTCTACCTGCTCTTCTGTTGGCTTAATGTCTTTTTCATTATCCAACTGTTCTAACTTTTCTTTTTCCATTGTGTTTAACATTTCTTTTGCTCTCGCACTTACGCTTGTCGCACTATAAGCTGGTTGCCATACTGGGCTGACATCTACAAGACATTCTATTTTATTGATAGTCCTGTGTGTAGTACCGTTAATATTTTCCCATACTTCGCTACCTTCATCTGCACTAACTATAAATGCAAAGCTACTTCCATCAATTTCGCCACGCCTGATATGTTCGATTAGTTCATTTCCCAACTCTGTATTAGGTGCTTGAAAAGAATATTTTAACCCCTTTTCGTCTATTGATAATGATAAACTCCCTTCACCATATCTACACCTTGCTAATACTTTGTCTGGGTTGTGGTTAAATAGACAAAAAACGTCCGATGTATTAATAGTATCTTCGGTTACTGCACTTGGTGATATTGTTTCATAAAAGCCTAAATCTTCTGACTGACTATTGAAGACAATAGCATACCCTTCAACTATGCGAGTATCAACGTTAATACTACTAATACTGGCTGAACGTCTCTCTACTCGTTCTTTTGTCATAGTATTACTTTATATAGATTAACTTTCTTCTTCTGTATTACTTGCTATATTACTTTTGCTGACATCATTATAAGCTAAGTTGTGTTTTTCTCCACCTTCTACCTCGTTCAAACCAAGTTCTTTTCTTACTTCATTGATAGACAGCACACCCATTGACAGTAAAGTGCTATAAAATGCTGCTTGTTGTGCTTTGTCAGTTCTTAGTATTGCTGTTTCGTCTAAATTAATCTCTAAGTTCTCACCGTTTACTAATTTTCTGTTCAACTCCTCTTCTATCATAACTATATATGGGTTGAGTGTGTAGCTTAAGAATTGTAAGTTAGTCGCTTCGATTGTAGAGTAACCAGCATTAGATAAGTCGCCAAGAAGTACTGGGCTAATATTAAAGAATCTTGCTATATCTGCTACGTTATATTGTCGGCTTTGTAACATTTGCGCATCTTCACCACTCACACTGATAGCTTGATAGTCCATATTTGAAGGTAACACTACGACACCGCCACTTGTATTACCACCGCCAAATGTTGTTCTCCATGATGTTGCTATGTCCTGTTTCTGCTCATTGCTCAAATTACTATGTACTTTAATAACACCATTCAAATTACAACCACTGCTAAAGAATGTTTCAGCTGTATTTTCTGTTTGGTTTGCTATATTTAAACTTCGTTTTGCATGGCTAAGTACTGAAATTCCTTGTACACCATCTACTGTATACTTTAAGAAGTGTAGTATATCAGAAGGCATTATCCGCCTTGTACCACCTAAATAGCTGCAAGTGTAATAAAGCTCTTTTGTTTCTTTTCGATAGTAAACAACTACATCTTCCGGCTGTAAATATCTTAAGCCAACTACTTTTCCACCTTTCCTTTCAATGTAACAATAAGCATTTCCTTTTAGCAGTACACTTTGTAAAATCGTCTTGAATAGCGTATATTTAGTTGTTAAGTTGTTACTGAAAATATCTTTTAGTGGGTGTTGGTCAAGTTCTGATACACCTTCTTTATTGTGTGCTTTGATGGTGATAGGCAAACAAGCAATAGCATCACTGATTAGATTAACCGCACTATACACAGTTGATAATGATAATGCTGTATTTTTGCTACCATTTAAGCCATATTGCAAAGAGTCTGATAAGTTAGGGTTGTAAATTCCTACCTCTCTTTTTTCTGGTTTTTGTTTTGTAATATTATATCCTAAAAATTTCATCGTGTTGTCATTGTATTAGTCCATCGTTAGTAAGTAAAGCCTGTTATTGTGTTATCGTATTGTGGTTGTTCTAAGTATTTACCAAGTGCATTAAGCATAGCATGTACACCGTCTATTTTCTTTTGTGAGTCTTTGTTTATCTTCACGGGCTTAATATTTTCGTTGCTGTCCTCTATAATCTCACAATTAGCAAAATTCCACCTAATTATCGGGTTATCATCAAATACTGCTTTGCCACTTCTTGCAATAATCTCCATATATCGGGTAGGCTTGTTTAATGCTCCTGTTGTTTGCGAGTAGGGCTGACAACTAAAGCCTTTTTCTGTTAGTTGAGTGATAGCCATAGTTGATTGCCACTGGTCATAACTGATTGCTTCGATAGGTATTATCTTATTTATTTCCTCTATATCGCTAATTACCCTGTTATAATCAACAACATTCCCACTTGTTATATTTAGGTAGCCTTGTCTTTTCCACTGTGCATATTTCTCACGATTAGCACCTTCTTTCAGTGTAACTTCTGGCAAATAATACCAATTTTTGAAATAATATTTATCACTAAGTGGTATCATAAGCGATATTGCAGTTAAATCACTTGTACTACTTAAGTCAATACCAAGATAACCGCTGCAATTACTGAACATATTATCGCTAAGGTCAAATTTTGCTGTACATTGTTGAATATAATTACTACCTATCCACTCTCCGTTTGCATTACTACACCAGATATTCATTAGCTTTGTCTTGAAATTAGTTAGCAGTATTGGACTATTTTTTGCTTTGTTAAGTTGGCTGCGTATATATTCTTTCGTTACCGTCAAGTCTAAATTTGGTTGGCACTTTATCCAAACTTCCTCGTCCTCTATGTCGTCTCCATCATCAAGTGTATAGATAGCTGCAAAAATACTGTCATCACTTAGCTTACTATCTAATATATCAATGTAAGTACTTCGTAATAGATAGCAGGGGTTAGTCATGTCAAAGCCAGCTGTAGTTATATATAGCATTAGTGGTTGTTCTCTCATGCCGACAGACGATGTTAATACATTGGCAACATTATTTGATTTTGCTGCGTGGTACTCGTCTAACACAAATGCTGAACAGTTTAAGCCGTCTAATTTATCAGCATCAGCACTAACCACTTTCATAACTGACTTTGTAGCTGGAAATTTAATTTGGTCTCGAAAAGTCTTGAATAGCTTGCCTTTTTTGTCTAAGTGGCTAATGAAGTTTTTAGACATAGTGAAAGCTAATTGTGCCTGTGAATAAGAGTTAGCTGCAAAGATAATCTGGGCTTCGTTTTCTCCATCAGCAGTAAGCATATATAACAAGATACCAGCAGCTAATGTACTTTTTCCACATTTTCGAGCAACTTCTATATAAACTTCTCTTACTACTCTTGTGTTATCTTTTATCCACCTAAAGCCAAAAATAGAATAAATTACCCACTTTTGCCAGCTTTGTAGTTGTAATGGCTGACCGTTGAATTTACCTGTACTTTGTGGTAATAATTGTAGAAACTTAACTACTCTATCTGCTGCTTTAGTGTCAAAATATCTGTCCTCCTTGTTGAACCAGCTTAGGTAACGTTGGCATGCTAAGCGTATATACTGACAGACTACTGCCTTACCATCTATCACATCACGAGCATAAGAGGTATATTTTTCGTCTATCATATCGTATTAGTTATTTATTATGTTGCGTTATAAATTCTTCCTTTATATTGAGACAAAGGCTTTATCATTTCAGAAGGTATATTGTAATTGTGAGCTGTTATATATAAATCAATGGAATTATCTGGTACATACACCTCAGTAAAAGATGTATCTATGGGGTCGTAAACACTATGATTAGCTATTGGAGGTAGTGGGTTTAGAAAAACAACGGTTTTTAATTTATCAGCACGAGCAAATATACTACTGTTAGTGTCATTAAAAATAACATTCTTAGGAATTACTATTGTTTTTATTGCAGTATTTTCAAAAATCATACCATTCAATATTAGCAAATGTGTTGTGTCTGGTATCACAATATTCTCTAAATTAGAGCAACCCCTAAAACTGGTATTGTTATATTGTGAGATTTCTTGGATACCTCTAAATAAAAAAAACTCATAAAAACTCTTTATGTTATTGCCTATAAATTCTCCATTTCTGTACATACTGAAGTGTGTTACATTTCCAGCTTGTCTACGAGTTATTTCGCCTGCAATACCTGACACATTCTTAGTACTATTATTAAAGCCTTGAACTCCGCCATAGTTCTCTACACATAATTTTTTAGCCTCTTTATCACTAAATCTAATCGGTAGATTTAAGATTGTTAAGTCTTTTTGATATAAATTAAAATCACCAAAATTAAAGTCTTGCTTATCAAGGCTAACCATTGATACTAGATTAGTTTTCCTGTTATACAAGCCACTTCGAGTTTTTGAAAAAAATGCAGGTAAAAAATCAAATTCCTCTGTATCACCTCTTCTTATTATTAGCCTTTTTATCTTACAAGTTGTGGTAATGTTATTAGGCTCACTACCTAAATAACCTAATACTATTAAAGCTCGTGAGTTAGGGTACTGTGTACATGGGATAGGCTCATTGTCATCTAATATAAAAAAATTTTTATTTAACTTTATTCGTCTGACCTTTCCTTTTTGATGCTTTATTGGAATGATTTGATTTTGTCCAATAACAATAGTATCTTCAGAGTGCTCATTTTTCTCAAATCTAATTAAAGGTGTACCATCAAATAATGAAATTAAGTGCTCAATATTACTTGTAACATCATCTACGATAAACTCAATATCAATTTCTATATCGGGGGTTAAATATATATTATCAAATTCAAAAGCTGTTCTGTTGTCGATAAAACTCAACCATTTTTTATAATAAAACAATTTAGCTATACTAGGGGTTTGTTTAAGCAAATTTCTTTTTCTAAGCATTCCACTCCCCCCACACAGCTAAGTTATTAGTTATTGATACTTGATAAATGCAATTAGATACTACAAGAAGTGGTGCTTGCCATTTGATGTTGTCTGGTAATTTTAGCTTAGTCGGTTTTAATGGGCTTGTAAACTGAAAACAATACTCGGCTAACTTATTTTCGTCTGTATTTGGTGATAGTGTCAGTGTTAATGTCTCTACTTCTCCCCAGACGTGCATAGTATTAGGTGTCAAAGCAAAGGTAGTATCTGTTGTGCCGTGTTGTTGTAGTAGTAAATATCCATCATCGCCTTTATCACCCTTAGCACCTTTCAAGTTCTTTGTTGTCTTTTGGTGAGTATGTGTAGTTGTGTTATACTCGCTTACATATCCTTCACTGTCAATAGTAGGCATCATAGAAGGTAGTGCGTTGATTTGTGAAGTTATTAGATTATCGCTTTGTAGTTGATGTTGTTGTATGCTTTCTTTTAGCTTATCTAATTCACTATCTACACTTGCAAATTTATCTGCTATCTCCCCATTTACTTCCTCAATAACTGACTTCTTAAACACCTCTACTACTTCTTCGACTGTTATATTATCATCTACTGTTATATTAGTGTCAATGTAGTAGTCAGTGGTAACAGTATAATCGTCCGTATTTGATGGATTATTTACTTTATATTGCAAAACACCTTTACCCATCATTTTAAGCTGCTCCCATTCTAACACCATATATCCTTCGCTGTCGGTATCTCTAATAATAGTACCAAAAGATGGATTAGTTGTATGAAATAAGACATAGCCACCAGATACAAATTTATAGGGCTTGATACGAAGGGTGCTATTTGATTGTACTCTTTTCATTAGTCGTTATCGTTTAGTTGTTGTAAAAAATTCGGCTCGTCATCTTTAGGCTCTTCTAACTTCGGCTCTTCTAACTTTTTTGCAGCCTTTGGTGATAATCCTAACTCGCTGATACACTTAAATATCTGGACTTGAAATGAATTGAGGATAGGTAGTAGTGGGTGTTTGTTCCAGTTACCGTATCTATCTTTAACCATTAACCCATCTTCCTGTAATTTATCCTTTATTCGTGCTTCCATTTCCATGTTATAAGCAAGTGTATTTATTACGCCTTCCCATTCTGGCTTTACCTTTTTGTGTTCTTTTTTTAGATACCTTCTTACACCAGCTATATAGCCAAGCACAAAAGGTCGTATCTCAATGTTAGTATTGTTAGTTGTCATTGTGTTGTATAAGTATTCTTTTGTATATCTTCTTACCACCTACTATCGGGTTCATTAATAGGTCAAGTATTTTGTATTGTCCTGTGTTGTGCTTTGCTATAAAAGTTACTGGCACTCCCATAGCCCCTTTATAGTCATTCGGTATATCTGTGTATTTATTTACATTGATAGCTGGGTAATTGTCATAAACAGGGTAGTCAGTAGCATTATACTTTTTAGTTAGCTCTAATTCTGGCTTAACTACTGGCAATGTTGTAAACCAGCAGCAACATCTTACACCTTTCTGCTCGCCATTTACCCCTGTGTATTTGCTGGGTACGTTATATCCTACTCTTACCTTACCATCTTTTATTAACTGAAAAATATCTTTATATGCTGCACCGTTAATACTACCTATAACCAAAAAATCTTTATCCTTTATCGTATCTATATAACATCTGAATAAGCTAAAAGGTGGGTTAGTAATGATAATATCTGATTGTTCTAATATTGCTTTACACTCTTGATTATCAAAGCTGCCATTACCTACTAACGACTTCTTTATTACTCGCTTGCCGTCATATTCTAACATTTCACCATTACCAGCACTATTATAAGATGTTGCAATTACTTTCTTTATTTGTAGTGTCTGAAAGTTGCTTGTAAAATACTTCCAAAAGTTGCTTTCTTCACTATCTGCATTACAATATATTACTTTACCCTTCAAGTACTGCACATAATGGCTAAGCTCCTTCTCAATGTCCTCTAAGCGTGTATAAAATTCATCATCTTTTTTCTGCTTAGCTTTATGTAAATTAGTGTTGTTTGTCATGGTATTAGAAAAAAGGTTATTATGTGTTACTCGTCAAATAGCATCTTAGAAGTTGGTAGTAAACACCCCCAACTATTACCATACTGCCTACCCATACTCTCTACAAAATGAGGAAATAGTCCCATATTTTCATAAAGTTGCTTAAGTATTGCCTTCTCCTTTTTTGACATCTTTTGCTTATTGTCGTCTATTATTATGTTATTATCAATAAGCCATTGTGCATATTTTTCTTCTTTATCGTCTAACTCATCATTCCATCTTTTACTACCTTCCTCTGTGCCATACTCTTTTATATATCGCACAAGTAGATGATAATTTTTTGGACGTTGCATTTGTTCTAATTCTCTTTCAAATGCTGCACTTCTTCTCTTTGGTATTGTAACTTCTTTTATCATAATTAATTATTATTTAAATGTTTATTACTATGTTGTTCAGCTCATAATATTGTCTGAACTATATCTGCTGTGCTACTTTATATTATTTATTGTAGCTGTCGTTTAGAAATTTTTTATTACTAACTCTGTGTTGTATAATATTACTTCCATATTGTTTATTTGTTTATTTATCATTGGCTACTTTCTTTTAATAGCCAGTAGTTCATCACTTAGATATTTCATTAGCTTATCCACAGTGTTATCTTTCAGTACAGCATCAAAATTTCTTATTGCCTCTTCTTTTGTCATATTTTCCAAATAATTCTACATAAAATGGTCAGTGCGTGTAAATTAGAGTGGGATAGGGGTTTAACTCATTGATAGTCAGAAAGATACACGGGGGGGGTAGTTTTGTAGTTGAGATGCTAATATTACTACTAACACTGCTACTATATATACTACTAACACTATTTCTTTTTAGGGTTGTGGATAGCGTTATGACATTCCCTACATAGTGCCATAAGATTATCACTATCAAAGGCTAAACGTTCTCTTTCTGCTTTATCATCAGTAGTCATAAAGGATATTTTATGGTGTATGTCTTTCGCTGACTTAATTACTCCACGCTTTAGACATTCCTCGCAAAGTGG